CCTGCCTTCTTTGAACATGCAAACCCCAACCTACCTCAGTATGCTTGAGACCCATGGTCTCCAGTTTACTTCTCTCCTCCAACAACTAGAAGAGAACTTCCCACCACTTAATCCCCACCCGGATGATCCACACTCATTAATCATGTACCGCTCTGGCCAACGTTCTGTGGTCGAGTGGATTCAACACCAACTCAACGAAGAGAACAATGACTAAGAAAAAAAAACCAGCTCTAGCAAAGGTACAGACTAATGCTGGTGTCAATCCAATGGGTAGCCCAAAGGCATCAACACTAAGTCAAGGTCTAAAGATTGCTGGCACTGGCGGTATCACTAAGCAAGAACTTAAGACTATCACTGAGGCAAGTGGTAAGTCAGGCGGTCAAGTTATCCAACGACTGGATAAGATCAACGAAAAGCTTAAAGCAAAAGATCAGACAGGTATTAACCTTAATTCTGGTGCTGCTAATATGCTTATTAAACAAGCAGGACCAGCTTATGGTACTACATTCCTTGGGATGAAACCTACCTTTGGTACTGGTAGAATTGGTCAAGCATTAGAAGGTATGCGTGGAACTCGCGCAAGTGGCGGCTACCAAAATCCTCAAAGTGGTTATGGCTCAGTGACTCCTGGTACGGATCGTAGGTTTATAATGGGTGGTACAGCCATTCGTCCTGGTGGACGTGAAGTTGTGCAGGGATTTGGCAAGCAATACGAGCTTCCTAAGACTACCATCAAAAATCCAATTGGTGGTGAAGGTTATGTACCAAATAAGGTAAATAACGATCAAACCGTACAGGATTCTGATCCTGTAGACACTGGACTTCTAGAAGAGGATATGCCCGATATCAACATTAACATGGATTCACTTGGATCTAACTTAGCTAACTGGGCTTCTGGATTTAAGACTGCACGTAGCAGCCGCCAACGTGCTGGCCGTAGAGCACAAGGTCTTGGACAACAACGTGTATCTCCAACTGGTTCATTCCGAGGTAGTATAGGTTAATTCAAATGTCAGCTAAAACAAGATACGATTATCTAAGTAAGTATCGTTCCACGTTTCTAGACACAGCTGTACAGTGCTCTCAGTTGACTCTGCCTACTCTTATCCAACAAGATGATGATGTAGGACGTTCAACTAATCTTAGGTTGACTACACCGTGGCAAAGTGTTGGTGCTAAGGGGGTTGTGACTCTAGCTTCTAAGTTGATGCTAGCTCTCCTTCCCCCTCAGACCAGCTTCTTTAAGCTGCAGATCGATGATTCAAAGATCGGTGTAGATCTTCCAGCAGAAGCACGATCAGACCTTGATATCTCTTTCGCTAAGATGGAGAGGTCTGTCATGGAAATCATAGCAGCATCTAGTGATCGCGTTACCGTACACCAAGCTCTTAAGCATCTGGTGGTTGGTGGTAATGCTCTCATCTACATGGGTCCTAAGGGGCTGAAGCTATATCCATTGAACCGCTATGTTGTAGATAGAGATGGTAACGGTGAAATCCTAGAGATCGTCACTCGTGAAAGAATCAGTCGTAAACTTCTGGCTCCTATCCTTACTGCCAGCCTCCCTGTTAACTCACCTGGTGAAGACGGAGCTGATAACGATGAGGATGTAGATGTTTACACGCATGTAAGACGAGACAACAACCGTCTTGTCTGGCACCAGGAAGTCTTCGATAAGATCATTCCTGGCTCTCAGGGTAAAGCACCATTGGATGCTAACCCTTGGTTAGTCCTTAGGTTCAACGTTGTAGACGGAGAATCATTTGGACGTGGTAGAGTGGAGGAGTTCCTTGGAGATCTCCGTTCACTTGAAGCTCTTATGCAAGCTCTCGTAGAGGGCTCTGCAGTGGCCGCTAAGGTGGTCTTTACCGTATCCCCGTCTAGTACTACTAAGCCGCAGACACTCTCTGCTGCGGGGAACGGAGCCATCATTCAGGGGCGCCCCGATGACATCTCTGTTGTACAAGTTGGCAAGACAGCCGACTTCAAGACTGCTATGGAGATGGCTAGTGTACTAGAGCGTAGGTTGAGTGAAGCATTCCTCATCCTTAATGTACGCAACAGCGAACGCACTACTGCTGAAGAAGTACGCATGACTCAGATGGAGCTAGAGCAACAACTTGGCGGCCTATTCTCGCTGCTGACTGTTGAGTTCCTAGTACCTTATCTGAACCGTAAGCTTTCTGTACTACAGAAGACACAAGAGATCCCACGTATCCCTAAGGATCTTGTGCGTCCTACTATTGTTGCTGGTATCAACGCACTCGGTAGAGGACAGGATAGGGAGTCACTGACTCAGTTCTTCACTGTCATTGCTCAGACACTAGGACCTGAAACACTTGGCACTTACCTTAATGTAGATGAAGCAGTTAAGCGTCTTGCTGCTGCTCAAGGTATTGATGTACTGAACCTTGTTAAGTCCATGAGTCAAGTACAACAAGAACAAGCTCAGGCACAAGAGCAAGCTATGCAAATGGAGCAACTTAAGCAAGCACCTAACATGGCTAAAGCTCCACTGATGGATCCTTCAAAGAATCCTGAACTATTAAATGGTTTAAATGGACAAACAGACACCAACGAGATCCCAGAGATCGAACAAGAAGCAAACATCCCCGGAGGAAGTCCCTTCGGTTGACACAGTTGATGATCAAACCAATCAAGAAAACGCTCCTTACATGAAGCGTACCAAGATTGGTGAACCCACCATCGGTCGTTCCCCCGATTTTGTCAAGACAGTAGGTCTTGGAAATCTAACCGTTATCACAGCAAATGGCAAACGAAATTACACTTAATCCATCCGAGATTGCAGAGGGTGAATTCTCTGCTGAAGAACTTGATTCCCTGGAAGTTGGTGAACGTCTAGCTGAGCAAGAGCAACAGTTGTTGGCTGGTAAATACAAGTCAGCAGAGGAGCTAGAGCGTGGCTACCTTGAGCTACAGAAACGCCTCAGTGGTAAAGAAGAACCCGAACCCCAAGAGGCTGAGCCTGAGGTAGAGGAGGAGCAACCCGAGGAGAATGAGGAGGTAGATCTCTATGATACCATCATGGAGTCCTACCGTACTGGTGAATGGGACCCTGAACTTGTTAGTAAGGTCGAGGGTATGAACCCTGTTGATGTCGCTAATATGTTCCTTGAGAAAGGAGGATCACAGCAGGCACCACAAGCTACTTCTAGTGATATTGAACAAATCCAAGAGGCAGTAGGTGGCCCTGATGAATACCAGAACATGATTCAATGGGCTGGTCAGAATCTTTCCGAACAAGAGGTAGCGATGTATGATGCTGTTATGGATCGTGGCGACCCTCTTGCTATGTTCTTTGCTGCTCAGGCATTGAATGCACGCTACCAAGATTCTGTTGGTTATGACGGAGAGATGCTTACTGGTAATGCACCACGCAATGCTGGTGATGCCTTCCGTTCTCAAGCTGAACTAGTAGCAGCAATGAGTGACCCTCGCTATGATAAGGATCCAGCCTATCGTGCTGATGTAGCCGATAAACTGGAACGCTCCAATATCAATTTCTAATGAACGACACTAACATCTTCGCTAAAGAACCCACCATGTACACCGACGAATCCTACACTGTACCTCATAACGAACGTGCTGAACTCCTCAATGGTCGCCTTGCTATGCTTGGCTTTGTGGCTGCTATTGGCGCTTATATCGTAACTGGTCAAATCATTCCTGGAGTATTCTAATGGCTTGTGGTAAGAAAGGGCATAAAGGTGGCGGCAGCAAAAAGTAAGGCCGTCAGCCTAAAGATTGGCACGCATAAATCCCGTACTGGTGGACTAACGAAAGCCGGTCGGGAGAAATATAATAGAGAGACAGGCTCTAACCTCAAGGCTCCACAACCTGAAGGCGGTCCTCGTAAGCGGTCCTTCTGCGCTCGTATGTCTGGCGTAAAAGGACCCATGAAAGATGAGAAGGGTAGACCTACCCGTAAAGCACTAGCCCTTCGTAAATGGAAATGCTAAATGGCTAAACCTGGACTCTACGCAAATATCCACGCTAAGCGTATGCGTATCGCTAAAGGCAGTGATGAGAAGATGCGTAAACCTGGTGCTAAAGGAGCACCTACTGCAGCTCAATTCAAACGTGCAGCTAAGACTGCTAAAAAGAAGTAACTACCATGCCTAAAGTCGGAAACAAAGAGTATCCTTATACTCCTGCTGGTAAAGCAGCAGCTAAAAAGGCAGCCGCTAAAGCCGGTAAGCCTGTTAAAATGAAGCCCTCTAAGAAGGGTTATTGATAGTTAGAGGCTTAGCCCCTAGCGAGTAGTGCTGGGCCTCTTTAATGAGTAGATGGAAATATAAATGTTCCTTGCTATCTTATTATGATTCCTCTTCTAACTACTCTGTCGGTGATTACCTCTTGGTATGGTCCTGGTTTCCATGGTAACCTTACTGCGAGTGGATCTCGATACAATCAAAACGGCCTTACTGCAGCGCACAAGACACTCCCCTTTGGCACACGTTTACGTGCTTGCTTTAAGAGGTGTGCCGTGGTGACGGTCAATGATCGAGGACCCTACATTCATGGTAGGAGTCTTGATCTCAGTAAAGGTGCGGCTGATGCTATCGGTCTCACTGCCTCTGGCGTTGGACGAGTTAAAGTAACACGTCTTAACTAACTACACATGACTGCTACACTTGCAGCCCCTCAGTCCCGGACTAATTCCTGGGACTCTTACTTGAACTGGGTAACCAGTACAAACAATC